AGGCCTGCTGTACGCCACTGTTTTTCCGACATTGATCCGGTCGGTGAACTTAGCTTCAGAACGGTGCAAAAGCTCGAGAAGAGCTGTTGCAAGCGATGTCTTCCGCAGTTTGAAGAGAAGCTAATTGAGTGGAAAGCTGCCAGGATCCGACCTGTCGAGGTCGATAGTCAGCACCTTGCACGTTTTGCGACGTGTTTGGCGTTGAATATCGAGAAAGGTTGGGATTCACGCAGGCGTCTTTTCATACCCAACGGTAATGCTACCCGGCAATTCCGTAGAAAAGACGGAGGCAATTGGAATGTAGAGGAGTTTTCAGATGAGTGTCGTACTGAGTTGGTATTCAGTTCGGGTAAGCCGAGAGTAGTGACTCTTTATTCGGCTGAGAACACGAGGATTCTGGCACCTTTGCATTACAGTCTATATGATAGCCTGCGCAGGAGAGGGTGGTTGCTTGTCGGAGACCCAACCGATGAGCACGTTCAATCTCTTGTAGGAGCCGACATGCTGTCATTTGATTACAGTTCCGCTACAGATAACATCAAGAGTGTATATGTACGGACGGCGATAGAAGAATTGAAGAAAAAGGCGGATCACCTGTCTCAGGAGGAAGTTAGGGCAATGGATGTCTTAGCGAGACTCAATCTGGGTGATTGTGTCGCGGAAACTGGCCAACCTATGGGTTCGGTTATGAGTTTTCCATTGCTATGCCTTATCAACAAGACCGTGGTTGATATGGCATTAGTCCGGCTTTTCGAGAGGGAGGAGATTTCGTTTAAAGAATGGAGTGGACATCGCCTTTTAGTCAATGGTGATGACTTGCTTACGCGAGAACCACGAAGTAACACAAATCTCCGGGGTGTGATATCCGAGGAAGGAGCACAGGTAGGCTTAATTGTCAACCATGAAAAGACTATGGTTTCACCGACCGATGGTGAGATCAACTCCACGTACTTTAAAAATGGATATCGGGTGCGTAAGTTTAACGCTGCCGCGATTTGGATGGATGCAGGTACGGAAGATGTCCTCGGATTCGCTCAGAGTTCGAGTGTTGACGGAAAAACTTTCAGAAAGTTGGTACGTTCCAATTTGCACATACTGGCCAAGCAGCCAGATAAGCAATTGTATCGTATCCGACCAGTTCTTCAGGGCGTGTGCAGAAAAGACAAGAAGATACGCAGGGCCCTTACCAGCTTGCCAGAAACTGTTCGGACGGTCGAAAAGGGTGTGATTACGATGGCTCAGCGGCCGGAAGATTATGACCTTAGTAGAGATGAGGAACAGGATGCAATGAGGTCAGAGATAGAGCGTGTGAGGGAGCGAGGAATTGACCGGGCAACTTTACGGAAGCCTAAGTTTTATACTCGCGCTATACCTAACGCAAAATCGTTCGCCTCTCTCCTGAAAATGAAGCGTGACGTTAAGCAGGAACTAATCCCATCCTGCTTCTTACGTGCTTTCACTCAAAAACATAGGGATGCGCTAATTGAAGAGGACTTGGTCAACTCTTCGCCCAGCGGTTCGTTACCTCCGGGTGACGGGTCACGGGTATCTATTATATTAGATAATTTGCGTCTGTTCAAGTTACAGAAAAAGACAGTTGCGTCCCCTGGAACAATGTTTGCTCAGGCAGACTTTGTGAGATTCAACTGATCTACAGCGAACCAAACCGAGTTAATTCCACTCGGGTCTTCGGATCGTACTCCGGTATGTTGGTAGTTTTGCACCAG